ACAAGTGTGTAGCATTTTCCCCAGCTGTGGGTAAACAGTGGCACCCGCGCCTATCGCGGGGACCCCCACGTTTATGGGTTAAATAAACATTAAACCAAATGAAAATATGAGTATTATAGGAACAAACGATTTACTCATGAGCACTGGGGATGTTGGGACTAACATCTCCAGAGGCGGACAGACAGAGGGGTCTGATTCCACACCACGGGCTGGGGCTCGTGGTGTCTGGCGTTCACGATGGATGATCGCAGGTAACCGAATCAAAGCTAAACTTGGGTTCCTCAATAGGAATTACAATGCGGAGAGGCTGGAGCCTGAAGAAAACATCGGTTCTTCGTCAGAACCACTTAGGGAAACAGAGACTAATCAAGAGCTCATCATTCACCCCAACAGGATGAGTACAGGCGGAATTGATCATGATTATGTTGATAGTAGACCGGAGTGGTTGGTGAAATCGAGCGAGGGGATGGCTTCCCTTGCAGACGTAACCAAAAATTATACTGTGAGAGATAAGGCGTTTAAAGTCAGTGTAACTGTAGGAAGTACGATAGGAGTAGTAGGTTTATTAAGTGGTGTAGGAGCGATTGCGTATGCACCACTTGCAACAGGAGTTGCGGCGGCATGGGCTGCCAAGGCAATTAGAGAGGCATCGAGAAAGCCAGAAGGTGTAGATGTGGCATTAACGATACTCAATGGTGATCTAGGCGTAGACATCATTCCTGTAGCCCCCCGCGTTGAGGGAATCGGCGAAGTCAGCTTAGACCAGGCTGACGCTAGCCCATCGGAATCAGGAGATTCGTTTGGGTTAGGAGTGGGATCCGAGGTAATTCAGGTAAAGCGGGAGAAAACATTCTTCAAAGCTAAGCCGAGACACCGTGGAAAGATACCACTCGCGGCAGGTGAAGTCGCTGCTCTGTTAAAGATTAAGCACGTAGGGTTAGAAGATACCCGTGAAAATAGATTATTGATACGTGCAGATGCAGGGCGGAGGGCAGAGGCATTACGCAGGGAGGGTTTCGAGAGTTTTGAGAACATGCGCAACATAGATTTGTTGAATGTAATTATGCATGCATCTCAGATGTTTTGGATCCTCACGAATGATGAAGAATATGTTGGGGAATTATATTCACATCATACAATGCGTAGCCTAAGACGTCGCAGGAATGAACTTTCTGCGGCGCAAACACCTAGATAGGGAAGCTTGGCTGAGCATTTCGGAATAACCACTAAATCTAAAGTTCCTATGGAACAAGTAAGTATGGATTTAGAGAAAGGAGAGAGATTCCGAATTAGCAGAGCCAGGCAGGTAGGCCTCTCAAAGAGGCCCAGATGCTATTACCGAATAAACGGAGGTAATGGCCCCGATTGGGACATTCCCAATAACGACATTGATACAGTATCCCATGCTGTCCTTGAACGCGTATTTTTCGTTAAGGATGGTAATGGGCGTTACCGGCGCGCTCCCAAACCATGGAGCCATGATTCTATAACCACGCCAGGTAAACGTGTACCTCAGGCCAGGAGGTACGTACAGGACAAGTTGTCACATTTCAACCGTGAAATGGAGAGATGTTCAAAAATTAACGGAGTAGTCAGCCCGTGCACGAACCAAGAGTTCTTAGAGTGCTACGGTGGGGCGAAACGCAAAATTTACGAACAATCGGTTGAAAGTTTGGAGTCTAACCCGCTTCAACATCGTGATAAACGCGTGAAAGTATTTACAAAGGATGAGTACTTAAAGCCAGACGGGGCACCTCGGGCGATACAGCCACGAAGTCCACGTTTCAATGTCTGTTTGGGTAGGTATCTAAAACATCTTGAACATCGAATTTTTGAGGCAATCAATGAGATATTTGACGGAACAGGTGAACATAAGACAGTAGCTAAGGGAATGAACATGAACGAGCGAGGTAAAGAAATTAAGGGGATGTGGGACAGATACGTGGATCCAGTTGCAGTAGGTTTAGATGCATCACGTTTTGACCAACACATTAACAGGTTGTTGTTAGAACATGAACACAACATATATAGAATGTGGTCGACAGGCGAAGAGGTTGGCCTTCCCAACTTGAACACTTTACTCTCAGCCCAGCTCGAGAATAGTGGTGTGTACGTGGGTATTGATGGCGTATTAAGGTATAAGGTAAATGGATGCCGAATGTCAGGCGATATGAACACTAGTTTAGGAAATGTTATTATCATGTGCAGTTTAATGTATTCATATTTCAAGGAAAAGAATATGTTGGACAAAATTTCCCTCCTAAATGATGGCGATGACTGTGTCATTATTATGGAGAAAAGGCGCTTGAAAAAGTTCACCAGTGGATTGAAGGAATGGTTTTTGCGAATGGGTATTACTATGGAATTCGACGGAGTGTATGACACACTAGAGAAGGTTGAATTCTGTCAGGCTCGTCCGGTATTTAACGAGGAATTGGGGTATGTGTTAACACCACGACCGACCAAAAGACTGTATAGCGATTTGATTTCAACAAAAATGTTGAAATCTAAGAAAGTGTATCGTAAACAGTTGGGAGCGATAGCAGGATGTGGTTTAGCCATGTCGAGCGGAACCCCCATTTTCCAATCATTTTATACCTGGATGGGCAGAGGAGCCACACCATGGGTTCCTCGCATGGGCGATTGTTACTATAAGTATCGCCAAGAGCTAATAGATGGTATGACCTACAAGCAACGGGAACCGACTATGAAGGAGAGGATAAGCTTTTATTTTGCTTTTGACATTACACCGTCAGAGCAAAAGCTGGTTGAGAACTATTACCAGTGTTTATCAGACCCTTTGTGGTCAAAACCCGTAATTGATCCGGAAAGAAACATTGATTCTGTTCAATATTTAGTTGAACCAGAGCAAAAATGTAAGCGTTTGTCGTGAACTCAGCGACACTTGGGCAAAACCAAGAGAAAAAGGAGCCAGAGACGGCTTAGTAGTCCCCCAGAAGGAAAACTGGGAGTATTGGAAAACCCGGCAACACACCGTGATGTGGTAGAATAGCCAAACAGGTAGACGTTTGGACCTTACGAGGTTGAGCGCACATGGGCATTAATGTCCTGGTGTTAGCGATTACGGATGGAAGTTGCAATGTACCCTTAGCAACGTTTACACGCCTAACACGAAAGGCGGAGCGCTATTTAGCGCAGGGGGCCAGCCCGAGTGCCGCCTTCAAGCTATTGAGAAATAGCAGTAGGTTTGGGCTGGAGGGTAATCGCGAGCAATAGACCGAGGTATCTTTGTTTGTTAAATTTTTGCCTCACTAATAAAATAAATAACAAAAGAAATAAAAGAAACAACAAAAACAATAGATCACAACGAGTTGCTGCACCAACAGCGACAGGATTGAGAACATCTGGAGGTACACCCCAGACAACACCAGCAGGAGCCGGATCAACACGGGTTAGGCATCGTGAATTCATCAAGAATATAACTTCAGATTACACATTCAACAATGGAGTTTTGGAGCTTGGTATCAACGCAGGAGACACGGAAATGTTTCCGTGGTTATCTAAAATCGCAAATGGGTATGAGCGTTATTGTGTTAATAGCATGACGATCTCTTATGAACCATTTGTTAGCACACTCGAAAGTGGAGCAGTTATAATGCAGGTTGATTATGATCCCGCTGACGAGCCACCTCTATCTAAGAGCAGTATGCTTAACAGTTTAGGTGCTACTCGTTCAGCCGTATGGATGAAATCTACTATGCCATTGAGTCGAAAAGAACTAAGCTATGATGACCATCTGTTTGTACGACATACTTTACGATCAGGATTTACCCAGAACTTAAAGCTCTATGATGTAGGCACGGTTTATGTAGCCTTAACCGATACGCCAGAGTTAGAAACCAAATCCTACGGTGAAATTTGGGTCTCTTATGACATAACCCTAATGGTTCCAGCATTTCATAAATCGGAACCAGACACAGCTGAATCGTTTATAGTAGCAGCTAATTACAACAATTTACTAGGTGCAATTTCTTCAAAGAATCCTAATGCTTTGGTACCAGGTAGTTCAGTTAACTTTGCAACATCAGATAATAAGCAAGGTCAAACAGCCATCACTTTTAATGAACCATATACTGGGCTCGTGCAATTTGAGCAATCAGGATATGCAAATGATGGTACAACATACTTGGAATTGGAAGCCACAACGGAACCCGCCGATGGATGGATTTCTAAATTAGCAAAATTAGGTGGAATTGCAGTAGATTATGTGTTGTCTGATAACAAGTGGAAGTACTTGTTTGAAGTAGTTGCAGATGCAGGTGATAGTGTCGTATTTGATGCTCTAGCGGTTGGAGCTGGAGACATTACAACTTGGGTTGGTGATATAGCGATGTCATTGTCTCCTTATGCGGAGGTGTTGATGTTGCCGCTGATAGGACTAGCATCAGCAGACCAAATTGAGATTACACGTCGTATACAGAGCCCTGATAAATTTAACTTAATAAAGGATGATGAGATATTAAGTCGAAGAGACTGGGTCCAGAAAGTTGTTTCAGGAAGGCGACCAAGGATTGATGAGTCGTTGCGGACAGACACCGCGGAAACAAATGTGGTTTGATCAACCAACAGGAGAACATGATTGGCGGACAGACACCGCCTAAACAAATGTGGTTTGATCAACCAGCTGGGTAAAACAGATCACACACCAAAATAAATAAAAATAAAATAAACAACAACGGAGGTAAAATAACATGACCGAGAAGATGCACCATAGCCACATTTATAACCAACAGAATAACCGCTGGAATATCGGTATAAGCCAGATTACCTGAGTCGATGTTAGACAGGATAGACCGTATAGAAAGAGCCCCGCATGTAAGTAGCCTAGGTTTGCGAACTTAAAATGGCCATTGTGGATGTTTGTGTAATGCGATCGAAGCCTGCTTTCGGCAACAAGGCCTAGGTCTAGTCAACCTGAGATATTCTGATGAATGGGTGCGAGCAGGAAGTAATAACGCGCAGATGTTTGAGAGTTTTGGGAACCAATGTCCCCTCTCTCAACCGGATAAAACCGGTTTAACAAAGACGTTGCTAACACGGTAAGTTAGTGGAAGATGGATAACTGATCTTAAAAAGCTGGGAACCTCACCCGATTTGAGGCAAATGTCAGTTGGTTACTGATGAGCTGTTGTAAACTTGGACAGTAGGCGCCAGCACTGCGGCGCACGTGTTCCATTTGGAAACGTTTGACGGGATAGCAACCGTAAC